GACATGGTCGACTGGGATCGGGTGTTGCTGCACCCCGTGATGGGTGTCTTCGGCGAGCCGGCGGTCTACACGCCGCTTGCCGGGACGCCCCTCGCGGTGGATGTGGTGTTCGACGAGGCGTATCTGCCCGTCGATGCGCTGTCCGACCCAGGCGTCACGTCCGTTCGTCCCGTCGCTGGGGTGCGCATGGCGCAGATGCCCATGGGGTACAATCCTGCGGACGCGCAAGGCGACACGATCGTCATTCGCGGCAAGCGCTATGTGGTCAAGACGGGCAAGGTCGATTCGCATGGCCACGCCCGGCTTGATCTGAATCTCGCATGATCCTCGCTCGCCGTCAGGTGCGCCAAGCGGCGCAATTGGTACTCGATACGTTAACCGGCGTCGTTGTTCTCAGTCCCGGCGATTGGGAAACACCCCCGAAGAATTTTCCCGAAATCAAGCTGCGCTGCGGCAACGACACGAAGACCGCGACCGCAAAGCAGGCCCCGACCTTCACGACCCAGGTCACGCTCGAGATCATCGCGCGGGTGCAGGCCGCGACAGACGTTGACGCGCAAGATGCGCTCGAGGCGTTGGGCCAGCGGATCGAGGCGGCGGTGTTCGGTTGCGTGCCGCTGGTGCGGATCATTCAGCAAGTGTCGAGCGTTACAACACAGACTCAGATCAGCGCCGAGGGCGAGCAACACATCGGTGCCCTGTTGATGACGGCGCAGTTCGAGGTGTTCGAGGCGTTCGATCCGATCGAACTCGACCCGTCGCTGGCCGTGACGCTCGCACAGATGAACGTACACGTCGACACGATTCGCCCGGTCGACAAGATCAGCACCTACGCGAATCCGCCATTCCCTGACAGCGTTACGCCAGCGCCACGAACCGTTGGGCCGAATGGACGCGACGAGGGCCACATCCAGATCACCATTCCAGGTTGAAGGACCCCTTCCACATGTACATCAAGCCTGCCCCCGGGATGCGGATCGTTGACCCTGCCCAAATGAACACCCCTGACGCATTCCTGCCGCCTGCGGGCCGCGAGGTTCAAGCGTCGGAATACTGGTATCGGCGGCTGCGGGACGGCGACGTCGTGGCGGCCGACGCTCCCGCTGACCCCGTTCCGGAGAACTCGCAATGACCATTCCGTTCAAGAACGTTCCGCAGAACACGCGCGTCCCGCTGTTCTATGCCGAGGTCGACAACACCCAGGCCAACACTGCCCTTGCGACGCAGCGGGCGTTGATCATCGGTCAGATTACTTCGGCGGGCGCGGGCGTTGCGAACGTTCCGGTCATTTCGGCTGGCGTGAACGACGCGGGCCTTGTCGGCGGCCCGAATTCGATGCTTGCGCTGATGACCGCTGCCTATCGTGCGGCCGATCCGTTCGGAGAAGTCTGGTATCTACCGTTGGCTGACGACGGTTCAGCGGTCGCCGCGACCGGGACCTTTGCGTTCACGCACATCGCGACTGCAAATGGCACGCTGTACGTCTACATCGCGGGTGTGCGTTATGCGCTGCCGGTGCTGACGACGCAGACCACGGCCCAGCTTGCGACCGCGCTGGCGGCCCTGGTCAATGCCGACCTGACGTCGCCAGTCACGGCGACGTCGAGCACGAATACCGTTACCTTCACTGCGGTTAATAAGGGACCGCTGGGCAACGACATCGACATCCGAGTCAACTACCTTGGCGTTGTGGGCGGCGAAGCCATTCCGGCCGGCGTGACCTACACCATCGTTGCAATGGCCAACGGTGCGACCGCGCCGACGTTGACGACCGCGCTTACGAACCTCGGGGCGCAGGCGTTTGACTTCATCGTGTGCCCCTACAGCGACGCGACCTCGCTTGATGCGCTCAAGTCGCTGTTGTCGGATACCGCCGGGCGCTGGTCATACACATCGCAGTTGTACGGCCACGTGTTCGCCGCCAAGAAGGGGACCATCGGTGCGTTGACCACGTTCGGCGCGGCGCGCGGCAACCAACACGAGACGGTACTGGGCTTAAATGATTCGCCGACACCGACGTGGGTGTGGGCTGCAGCCCTGGCCGGCGCGTGTGCGGTGAGTTTGCGCAACGATCCTGCGCTGCCGCTGCAATCAGTGGTGATCCCGGGCGTCAAGGCGCCCCCGATCGCGAGCCGTTTCGTGCTGACCGACCGCAACACGCTTCTCTACACGGGGATCAGTACGTTCTTCGTGGGCGACGACGGCACGGTGTTCTGCGAGAACATCATCACGACCTACCAGAAAAACGCCTTCGGCGTCGCGGATAACAGCTACCTCGAAGTCGAGACGCTGTTTACTCTGATGTTCGTTCTGCGCTTCATGCAAGCTGCGATCACGACCAAGTTTGCGAGGACGAAGCTGGCCGCTAACGGCACGCGGTTCGCGGCTGGCTCGGCGATCGTGACGCCCAACCTCATCAAAGCTGAACTGGTGGCGCAGTATCGCGACCTCGAGTATCAAGGCCTGGTGCAGAACGGTGATGCGTTCAAGAAGGGGCTGATCGTGCAGCAGAACTCGTCGAACCCGAACCGCGTCGACGTGCTTTGGCCAGGTACGCTGATCGACCAACTGCGCATCTTCGCCGTGCTCGCGCAGTTCCGCCTGATCTGACATGGCGGACTTCCATGGTTACACCGTGACGATTACGGCGAAGGTCGTAGTCCCAGCCGCCAGTGACGGCAGCGCCGCGCCGTTCACACTGGTTGGAGTTCCGGCAGGCGTAGTGCAGCTACTGCAACGACAACTCGGTGCGAACGTTGCGGTCGAGACGCCTGTTGCATCCGCCGACGCTGCGACCCCTGTGATCGTCACCTGACCCTCACTTTCCCCGGAGAACTCTCATGGCCGACACAACGAACCGTCTCGCAGGAATTGCGTTCCTGGCGGTCGACGGATCCAACTACATGCTTCAGGGTGACCTGGCGTATCAGGTCAGCAAGGTCGAGCGGAAGTCGCTGACTGGTCAGGATGCGGTGCATGGGTATAGCGAAATGCCCGTTGCCGGACACATCAGCGCTACCATTCGCGACTCAGGGGGCCTGTCGGTTGCGGCCCTGAACCAGATGACCAACGTCACCGTGACGTGCGAACTTGCGAACGGCAAGGTCATCATCGGCCGCAACATGTGGGCCGTTGACGTGCAGGAGGTCAAGACCCCCGAGGCATCGATCGACATCAAGTGGGAAGGCGCCAGCGTCGAAGAAATGGCGGGTTCGTGATGGACGAAGAACTGCTGTTGCTGCTGCGCAAGCCGGTCACCGTGGGCACGACCACCTATGCCGAATTGCACCTGACCGAGCCGACCGTGGGCCAACTGATCGAAGCGCAAGCGGAAGGGCTTCCGATCAAGCAGAACGCAACGTTGCTGCGCCTGAACGCGAAGATCCCGCAAGCCGCGGTCAACCAACTCTTGCAGCGGGACTTTTCGGACGCTATCGATTTTTTTCGCCGTTTCAGCGACTCGCCGACGGCCCCGACGGCGCAGAACGACTCGGCCGCCTGATCGCTGACGTGACGTTCGTTTTCCACTGGGGGCCGACCGACGCCGAGCGGCTGACGCTCACTCGGTTGCTGTGGTGGGCGGTGCAGGCTGAACGGATTGGCGGGGGCAGGACATGACCAATCGCTTCGACATCGCCGTCACGGCAACCGACAAGTTCTCGGTCGTCTTCAAGACGCTGAACAAGGCCGCTACGCAGGCGGTTGCCCCGCTTCAGGCCATTCCGAAGACCGTAACGCCGGCGGCTCAGGAGGCAGGCAAGGCTACGGCTCGGGTGTTCGATGCGAAGCCCTTGCGTGCGTGGAATGCCAACTTCATGGTGGGCCTGAACACGTTCGAGCGATTCGCGACCAGTGTGGGGGGCCTGTCCCCGATGTCGCAAGCCATGTTCGGGGTGGCAGGCGCCGGTGGATTCCTGGCGGCAGGCGCGGCCATCGTGGCCTTCACGACCAAGTATGCGGACATGGGGACTCAGGTGCTGCGCACCTCGCAGCGTACCGGTCTCGCGACCGATGAACTGCAGAAATGGGCGGCTGCCGCGAAGGCTGCTGGTTACAACGCTGAGACGATGACGGCCGAACTCGAGAAGTTCGCCCGGACCATGCAGGCCGCGAAGTACGGCCACAACCAGAACGCCTTCGCCGCGATGCAGTGGGCAGGCGGCGGGGTGCAAATGAAAAACGGCGCGGTCGATACGCTCGCGAACCTCGCCGTCGTGGTCAAGAAGTTGCAGGAGATCCCAACCGCTCAGGCGCAGCTGACGTTCCTTGAGCAATTGGGGATGAACCCTGAAATGCTCACGTTCTACCTGCTCGGGCTGCAGAAGATTGACGCCTTGAAGGACGAAGCGGCGCGCAAGGGTTCCGTGCAGTCGGCTGCCGCACTGGATCAAGCTGAGAAACAACGGCAGGCGGTTAATGCGCTCGGTCTCGCGTGGGATCGGGTGGGTTTGAGCATTGGCGCCCTTGCATCACCCAGGCTGTCGGGTTGGCTCAATTCCTTGGCGGACCAGATCAGCAGAATCCCTGATCCGAGTTCGGCCTCCATGGGCGGCATGGGCCGTCCCGCGCTGGGCCGGTTCGGCCGAAACGCTGAGCACGGCGCCACGGGGTCGTGGGGTTCGCCTGAGCACGGCGCCACGGCGCCACGGGGTTCGCCTGAGCACGGCGCCACGGCGCCACGGGGTTCGCCTGAGCACGGCGCCACGGGGTCGTGGGGTTCGCCTGAGCACGGCGCCACGGCGCCACGGGGTTCGCCTGAGCACGGCGCCACGGCGCCACGGGGTTCGC